CTTTTAGGTAGGATGTTTGCACATAAAATAAGAGATGATGAAATACCCCTAGACTTAAAAAAAGCTTTTATTGATAACTTTGGTATACGTGCTCTTACAAGAGATCTTGGTGACTCATACGGAGCTATTGCAAAAGGAGTTGATTTAGCTTTTGAAAATGAAGATGAAGAGTTTATTTCCGTAATTGCAAAAGGTATAGGTGAAATTGGATCACAATACATATCTGGTTTTAGTAGAAGATTTGAACCAGTTAATCAAACAATTGCTATGGCGAGGGGAGAAGACTACGAAGTAGTAGATAAGAAGCAAGGGGTCAGATGGATTAACGACTCTTTAAGATACACAGATGAAATTTTTGATTGGGTGCTTAGTCTTACAGATGCTGAGGAAGCAAGAGAACTATTAGGTAAAGGTGGTAAAGACAAAAAAGAAAAGGCTTTGTCAAACGAACCTATGCCTGTACCCATAGGAAAAATTGTAGGGTATCGAGAAGTTCAACCCTCCTCAACAATTGAAAAACTTTTTAACGATATTGGTAGACCTAACTGGAGCACAGGAATAAGAAACAAATCTCCTGAAGCTATCAATCATTACAATAAGTATGTAAGACCTCAGATAGAAATGTTAGCTGATACTGTTCTTTATAATAATGATTGGGATAGTATGTCTCTAAAAGAAAAACAAAATGCTGTTAAAGCTATCTTGAGGGTAGCTAATACAAACACTAAAAAGGCACTTAAAGAATCTTTAGATCCTAACGAAAAGAAAACAAGTCTTATCTTCTCTATAAAAGGTGCAAGCTCAAAACAAAGTTTGAGAAAAGCTTTGGAATACTTTGACGTTTCTGAAAAAGATTTGTTTGATCTAGATGTAAATCAACTTTACATTCTTGAAGACATGGTAAAAAGATTTGAGAAAGATATTAGTGGAACAGGTAAAAGGCTAGGGATAGAATAAAAAAAACCCCCAGACTTAACTGAGAGTTTTAGTTTAAGAAGATTTATCTCTACTCTTTTTATATTCAAGCATAAGTTTTGAGTACTTGTATGCTTGGTTTACAATCTCTTCTGATCGTAGATACTTTCCAGATCCTAGCAAACCAGACAGTGCAGCACCTGCAAAGTAATCCCTACTTGGTATATCACCAGTAGGAATCTCTTCTTTTATGAACTCTTGAGCTTCTTGTTCAAGGGTTTTTTTATTTTTGTTACTCATTTTCTTCTTCTGCTCTTTCTATTAAGAACTCTATGTTTTGAGCAGCTTTACGTAAGTCTTGTATACCCCCTTTACTTTTCCAACGAGAAACGTACTTCACAACATTACCTTCACAAAAATCTAATTCGTTTGCTAGGATATAATCAATAGGTTCTATTGCAAGGTTTTGGTAATGTGTACCACCAACCTGTTTACGTTTGTCTATCATGGCTCTCCTTGTCTATAATAATTAATTCTGCTTCAGTGTAGGGTATGTGATAGAATGTTTCTCGCCTGTCAACTCTTGCAAAGGAAGGTTTCTTAATAACATCATCAGTCATCTGAACTCCTTTTACTTTCCAAGCTTTAGTATACTCACAGTTGAGAACATAGAAAAACAAGTTGTCTATTTCATCTTGATACTTTTTAACTAATCTTTGTTTTCTTCCTGGGATTCTAACTTCTTCCCATTGAGAAGGCCATCGACTATCTGGTAATAAAGTAAACCCTCTATTACTTAAGTAGTCTTCACCCCACTGTGCTTTACGTTCAACCTCGTGGTAATAAGTTTTACCATCTTTGACTGAAACAACATCAGCATTATAATCTTCTTCTGTTGATAGTATCTCATGCCCTTCTGATTTTAAATATTTTATAAGGGCTTGCTTTGAAGGTTCGTTGACCTCGTTATAAACATCTGCTCTAAATTTTCTTCTGTACATACTGCCTCCGTTTTAGCTCGCATAGTAGAAGTTGTTGCTCATAGTCAGACATTATAGGCCAATTCCTTATTTCGTCAATAGTTCTTTTACAAGCTAGACATAAACCATCATCACCTATTTCACAGACTTTTTCACAGGGTGATGGAGTGTTCCCAAATCTAGGAGCAATCTCCCTGCGTACATGAGGTATACTCATTCACACTTACGAAGTCCTGTTGCAGGATCAAAGTAGCAAGCACCACCTTCATCTACAAAGTCTTGTGTCTCCTCAATGACATCTTCATCTACTATTTCTTCAGAGGAAGAGGAGCTAAGTATTCCCATACGTTTTCCTGACGCTCTAAAAGTTGTACATCCAGAAGCACCACCATCATACGCATCCATGTAAATCTTTTTAAAGTCTTCCCAGGATACATCATCACCAACGTTACAAGTTTTACTACAAGCAGAGTCAACAAACTTTGAAGCAACATTAAGGACTTTAACATGGTCAAACACTGACAGTTCGTTAGCTGTTTTACCTGCTACTTTAAAGACACGATAGCCGTAGTCTTCTACTCTCTCAGTTCTTTCACCGTCAAACTCTTGAATCTTTCTGTCATAAAAAAGATTGTAAGGTGGTTCAATACCAGAAGAAACATTGTCTGCTGACAAACTTATAGTTCCTGTTGGAGCTACAGATAACAAGTGACTGTTACGAATACCGTAATCATTTATTAAATCCCTTATGTTATCTGGTAATGTCTTTGCAAAATCAGAGTCAAGATACTCTCTTCTAAAAAGAGGAAACGCACCCTTCTCCATAGCAAGCTCAACAGAAGTTGTGTAAGCTACATCTCTTATAACTCCCATGATTTCTTCTAAAGTCTGCAAGAATCTTTCACTACCGTAATGAAACCCTAAAGATTCAATAGCGTTAGCAACACCAGTAACACCAAGACCCATACGCCTTTTGCTTTTAGCTTCTAGCTCTTGTTCTCTCAGTGGGTAGGTTGCCCTATCTACAACGTTGTCCATTGCTCTGACAACATGCGGAATGTCGTTACGAAGTTGGTTCATGTTGAACACGTACTTACCATCATGATCCACAACGTACTTAACCAAGTTAAAAGATCCAAGAAGACACGCACCGTTTGGAGGAAGGGGTTGTTCACCACAAGGATTTGTAGCCGCTATTGTTTCACAGTAATGTAGGTTGTTTTTGTTGTTGATCCTGTCAATAAAAAGGATACCAGGTTCAGCCCAATCCCAAGTACTTCTCATAATCTTATCCCAAAGAGCACGAGCATCGACTGTCTTACGTACCTCTCCGTTAAACACTAGATCAAAGTCAGTACCTTCTTTTACGGCTGTCATAAACTTGTCAGTAACACCAACACTAATATTAAAATCTGTGAGGGCAGTCATGTTGTTCTTAGCTGTAACAAACTCTTCAATGTCAGGATGATCAACACGTAGGACACCCATCTGTGCTCCACGTCTGTGACCTGCAGAAGCTATTGTCTTACAGACTGCATCAAAGATACCCATGAAAGACAAAGGACCAGAAGACTTTGACTCCAAAGATTTAATCATTGCACCACGAGGACGTAGAGTAGAGAAGTCGTATCCGATACCACCACCTAATCTCATTGTTTCCGCTGCACGTCTTGCGGCATCCATGATACCGTCCATGCTGTCCTCAATAGTTGAAGACACAAAACAGTTGTAAGGGGTCACACGTCTTGGTGCTCCCATAGCAGACTGCACCCTACCTGCAGGAAGGAAGCGTTGATTGTACAATATTGTTCTGAAGTTGTTGAAGTGACTCTCATTATCTTTAAGTGCTTCAGCAACTCTAGTCATAGCATCTTTAAATGTTTCACCCTGTCCTCTGTACTTCTCCTCGTGAATCCATTTTGAAACTTCTAGTGTTGGTCCATAGTCCTGTTCTACATTTGGTATGTTCATCTGTAATCTCCCGATCCTTTTAATTTTCCACGTTTCTCTCTACTGTCTAGCTTCTTCATGTTTTCTTTTATTACATCATCAAGCTTTATATCTAAATGATTTAGTAAGCCTATAAAATAAAAGAACATATCCCCTGCTTCCAGTGTAACACCTTGCTTATCTAAAGGTGTATCATCTCTCTTATGTTTCTTTAGCTTCTCAAAGAACTCTCCTGTCTCTCCTATCAAACCCATAGTATTCTCTAAGAATCTTTTATCACCAGAGGTAATCATTTTATTTTCTACCCACTCAGCGTAGTCCTCTAGATTGACTGGTTTGTTTTCCTCGAAAGCTTCAAAGTAACCCATGTCTTCTAAGTCTTGGTGTGTCAGCATTATTTCTCCTTTGCATCTATTTCTATAATTTTAACATCGTCTAAATCATATATGGTGTCTTGAATCCTTTCTTCAAGACTCTTTTTTATACTATCCGAAGCAATGAAGTTTGCTTCAGGATCAACATCTAATAGCATTGTCAATTCAAACAACACGAGAACCTCCAAGTTATATAGGCTAAAATTTTTACGTCAATCTATTCTTTTGTCCAATCGTCAGGAATAGATTTGTCTGCGTATCGAAAGCCGTACTTCTTGCACCAATCTCCGTAGGAAGACTTAGCACCTTTATAAAGCTTGGCTCTGCTGTTCTGAAAAACAAAACGAATATCTAGTTCAGGAAATTGTTTTGCTATCTCTTTGTGCTTACGTCTATCATTAGCAACAAAGCGTCCTTTTGTTTCAATGATAATACCGTTAGCTAAAACGAAGTCAGGTGTATACGTTCTGATCTTTATGTCAACCCACTTGATTTTATTTTTTTCGTATTCAAAGTCTATATCTTTTGAACGTAGTTCTCTGGCAACATCATCCTCAAAACCTGAGCGATACCCTGCTTTTATTGCTGATGCTCTGTACTTATTCTTGGTCATGATAAGTAAAGTCTTCTGGAACATTGGGAGGTTTAACAACGTCAACCAAAAGCACGTCACCTGTCTTGTAAACAAAACGTCTTGTCTCAGGCCAACACTTCTTATTAAACTCACACCAACCACAAGAGGGATGAAGTTTTTTATTAGGACTTGTAGCTGACTGAGGTACTGGTTCGTATCCTTTATCAGGAATAATACCTGATACCATCGTCTTTGCTTGCTCTATTTCTTTTTCTTTTTGTTCTATCTCTTCAGAGAAGTCATACACATCTAAGCATATGCCGCCCCCTACTTTATCAACAACAAGAAAAGCTCCGTGTGTTTTGTTTGTTACCAGTGGATCAGTCTTAGCAGCGTACACGTAAGAACTAAGCTGACTAATGTAACCAAAAGGATCTTGATCCCTCAAGCTACCCTCAGCAAATTTCTTGAACGAGTAAGGGGAGGCAGACTTAACATCCACTGTCATACCATCAATAACAGCATCCCTGTGACCTGCTAAATCATTGATGAATAAACGATCCTGTTGTCCTTCAACACGGTGACCAGACGCTTCAACGATAGAGAGAACCAACTCCTCAATCATATCGCCATAAAAGAACTTAAGTAAATCTGATGGAGAAACAGGCTTACTAGCTGCAGGTTCGTTTATCTTATACCAAAGTTTTCTTTTGCAAGGACTACCAATAGAAGAGAACGACAAATATCTTCTTGGTTTTTGTGGTGCTCTGAATCTTGAGGTAGCTGCCTTGGCTATTCTATCACCCATCCTAAGACTTATTATATGATCCCATCCGTTTAATCCTTGGATGGTTTCCTCCATGTCTTTTACAAGTGTGTCTATAGTTTTCATGGTCTTACCTTTTTATTTGTAGAAGCCCCCACCTAATACAAACAGGGGTGGGGGCTAATTCTTCTAGGGAGAAAGGACTTAGAAAGACCTAGAAGGGTATTGAGTCCTGTGGTTCTTGTTGGGAGGAAGACTTAGAACCTCCAGAACTCTTTGAATGATCCTGAAACATTTGACGTGGTTGGGAGTTACCACCTTCTGATTCATAGACCACATGATCTAGGACTTGAAGTCCAACCAATCGTGTACCTGTTCCCATCTTTGTGGGGTACACTTCAACTTTAACAATACCTTTGCTGCCGTTACCAATAAGACCTTTGTCTTGAAGATCCCAAGCCTTACCAGTTACATCAGCTACGATAGGTTCTCCACCCATCCAGTCTTGCATACCAGTATGAGGACGTGACACAGTAATCTTGTGACCACCTTCTACCTCTTCAATTTTCTTTTTACATCCTGCATCAACAAGAGCTTTAGCAGTTTTCTTGTCAGTGATTACAGTAACTTTGTACTCACCGTTAGTCTCTACGTTCCATTCGTTTTGGTCACGGTTGGACTCAAATACTTTTGCCCACTCGATTGTTCCCTTAATATCCATTTGTGTTGATGGCATATTGCCCTCCTTTTTTTTAAAAGATTAATACTGTAATACATAGTCTTTGGTTTATGGGTTGTCAATGGGTCTCAGCCCAGTTTTTTCCTATGTCATATGATCCTGGAGTAGGTATTCTAAAACCTAAGTCTTCCCCAGTTTCTAACATACAATCAGATTGTATCTTACCCAGTAGTCTTGCTTCTTCTTCTGTTCCTGTTACCTCCACTTGATACTCGTCATGAATAAATCCAACCATCTTAAAGTTAATACCTTCTTGTCTAGCTCTGTCATGCCACTTGAGTAGACTGTGCTTCATCAAACAAGCTTCACCATTTTGTAGCATCCCTGCCAAGGTTTTGTGTGCGTTGGGTACTGGAACTTTACGTCCATCATACCCAGTAAAGTATCCTTGCTCTGCTACGTAAGGTACGAGTTGGTTTTTAAGATTATATAAACCATCAATACTCATTTCAAAACGTTTTCTGGCATGGTTTGCATAGCTCATATTTACGTTAAGTATCTGTGCTGTTTTTGCCATCCCTGCACCCAGAAGCCAAGCATAAATAAAAGTCTTTGCCATATCCCTAGTACCGTCAGGAACATTCAAAGCTTTCTTGTTGACGTTGTGTATGTCTGTCTCGTCTTCTTTCTTTCCTGTCATGATAGCTTGAGCATATTGATCAGCATCAAAGTGTCTCCAAAGATAATCAGCTAACACTCGCAGCTGAATACCGTCAGCATCCGTACCAACTAACCAAGAGCCTGATGGTACAGTCCAACAAGCACGTAGATGCACATCAAATTGTTTCTTTACTTCATCTACTGCTGTCTTTGCATCACCATAAAAGGGTGAGGATATGTTAG